ATTTAGACATGAAAAATTACTAATTTTATTTATATTAAATTTTATTTTTTTAAGTTCAGAACTCTCTTTAGAAAATATAAGTTTTATGTAAATGGATGACTTTAATGTTAGTGCACTTCATGAATCAAAAAATGAATGGGGATCTAGATTGGTCACGATTTTAACACCATTGATTATTGATGGTTATAAATCAATTTTAGAAGAATCCATAAAATTATGTAAAGAAAGTAGCGAAAATGATAAATATTTGATGACATTTCAAAATTTAATTTCTCGTATTCCAAAATGGAACTCTCAAATTATTGAAACAGAGAGAAAAAGAATATGTGAAAAATCAGGGTGTAACTATTTAGAAGATTTAATAACGTGTGTTCATGTTATTCAGCTTAAAATCCTTACATCTATGCGCGTTGGACAAAAGCAAAAGAAGATTGATATTAATATTCCAAAGTTGGATGATTTTATACATAAAACATATATTAATATTGCAAGAAAGGTTTATAAAAATGTCTATTTATTTCAAGTAAATATAGAGCCATTACAAGTTCAGAAAAATTATAGAGAACTTGAAATAATAGTACAAGAATGTATATTAAATACATTGAGAGAAAGTATCCCAGTTGAAGCAATTTTACGAGCATATATGGATGAAACAGTAGAAGAAGATGTAGTGGAAGAAATAAAAGAACAAATAATTGAAGAACCCATAAAAGAACCTATACAAAGCGGCGGAACTAATTCCCTAGCAAACGCTAGTAGTCATTTGTCTTTTAACGATATTGATTATGTAAAGGGAGATGATGGCAGTGTATCAAATGTTATGGCACCTAAATCTATTGAAAGATTACAAGAAATAAGCGAAATACGTGCAAGACAGAGAAAAGAAGAAGAGGATGATGATAATAATAATGTTAAATTACAAATTTCAGATCAGGCATTTCAGCTAGATTCTCTCGATATTCATAATATAGAAGAACCAAAAATAGATTTATTGCCAGATTTATTAATAGATGATATTGAAGTTTTAGATGATTTATAATTGCGTAAAAAAATAAATAAGAATTTGACGGGATAAATTAAGAAGAAAAATAATGGATAATATATTTTTTATCGCTGCTATTATTTCTATAGTATTTTTTATAGCAAAATTTATAGAAATGAGATTTGTTGAAAAAGAAAGTAAACCGTTGAAATTCCTTATTCGTGATTCCCTTTTAGTTTATTTTAGTGTAGTTTTTGGTAATTTTGTAATAGGACAAATAAACCCATTATTAAGCGGGGGAGGTTCTACTAAATCTGCTGTTACGCCAGTCTTCACTGATAATCCAGGATTTTAAATTAATTATTTTTATTATAATATTTATTTAATAAAAATAATATTAACGACCTGACCATACTTTCACAACGACTCTTGGTACAGCTCCTTGTTTTAAGTGTTCACTATATTTTTCAAATGTATATTTACGCCAGCCAGCGCTATTTGTTATGTCTCCTAAAAATGATTTCATTTTTAAAATTTTTGGAGATTCTGTAAAAAAAATACAACCAATTATTCTCTCTAGACAACATCTATCAGTTCTACATAATACATTAGAAATCATATTTGTTATTTTGTATTTGTTTTCTATATGTAAAAGAAAGTCATGATTTATATATGATTGGACACCAAAACAACCATACCACATATCGGTTGGTAACCCTAGTTTTATTTCATTCTTTAATTTATTGTATATTATATGCGAATTTTGCAAACTACTAATTATTCTCGTTGAATTATTTACATTTTCATTATCTGCATTAAAATGCCACAATGGCAGCACTTTCATTCCATTTAATACATTAAAATTTACTCTTCTATGAATAAATACACTATCATGTAATATTACAGCATTATCAAAATATTTATTTTTCAAGTAATAATAGTAAGGTAACAGTTCGCCTCTTCCAGGAAATTCCGACTGTATTATTTCAATATTTTTATAATCAAAATCTGCCTTTACGAAATTTTGATTACTATTATCATCAATAATGATTATTTTTCGCTCTGGATAAAATGTTCTTAACAGTTTAACTGAATGATTCCAGTATCTATTTGTAGTTTTTGAATTTACATGTCTAGTAATAATAAAACCAAATGAGTTCATAATATACATACATATTATTGTATTATGAAGTTACACCGAAAATATAATTCCTAAATTTTATATATAGGATGGTATTTTATCTATATCAATAATTTGTTCGGGTGTAGGTAATTCACCTTTAAAATTTGAATATGCGTTAAATTCTTCACGTTCTAACTGAGATTGTGGCGTATGATTATGAACACATCTGGCAATCATTTTATATAATTTAAAATCAGGATAGCGATCTATACCATTATTTTTATATAACATATTTATACCTTTATCATCTAAACACCACTCAAAGATGATACGCTTAACAGGATCTTTTAATTTATCTATATTTTTTATTTCAGTAATATCATCAATAACATAATCAAAAATAGAACAAGCTAAACGACATAAATCAAAACTATAATTTGGGTCTAATCTGGGTTTTTTATCATTTAAATAAGGTTCTGTATTATACTGAGTAGCTGCATCACCCCCCATTTGAAAACTATCACTGCAAAAAAGTTTACCATTGAATTTATAAATAGCTCTACCAAAATCTATGATTTTAAATATGCGTCCAAATGTTGGGACTTTGTAATATTTCTTTTTATAACAATAATAAATAAACTTTTTATCAGTTTTATTATACATAACATTATTGGTATGCAAATCATTATGTGTAAAATTAAATGCCTTTTGATATGTAATCAAAATCATTATTATTTGCATAAAAGCAGAATACCATTCATCGGTAGTTAATTCTTCGCTTAAAATTAAATCATCAAAAGTATTTTCACAATATTCCATACCTATAATTTGAACCGGAAATTTAGGAATCGTTACTTCTATGATCTCTTCTTCAAAAGATTCAGAATCATGACTTTGAGAATTACTTTCTTCTTCTAATTCTCTTGCATTTTCTATATTATTCTCAAATTTTTCTTCATCTTCTTCATCTTCATCATCTTCATCTTCTTCTTTATCTTCATCTTCTTCATTTTCTTCATCATTTGTATAGGAAGACCTAGATGAACAGGTTGAGCTTGATTTTAATGTAACATTTTGATTTGAATGTTTATTATCCAAAATATTTGTATGTGTTAAATCAACTAAATCACTTAAATTATCTAAATCAACTACTCCTTTATTTTCTTCATTGATATTTTCAAATACTTCTTCAAATATATCGTTGTCAAATGACTTGATAGATAGTTGTGATTTTGCACTACTATTATGTTGTATTTTAATAGGTTTTAGTTTTTGATTTTCATTTTGAAACAAGTGTTCATAATCATCAATTTTAAATAAAATATTTTTGTTTTTATTAAAGAAATCAGAATTATCCAAGTAATCAATATCATCAAAAACATTAATAATAAAATCATTTTTAATACCTAAAAAAGAACCATAATAATCTACTCCGTGTGAAAAATTGTGAGTGTTCAATAAAGTACTTGTTAAATATAAAAACATTCCATCAACGTATGCACTGTTATTTGTATCAATAAATTTAGGGTGACACGTTTCTTCGGATGAATCTAATTTTGGTAAATTAAAAAGTTTTTCATCTAGAATATTGTATTTTCCAATTAAATACTTATACGGGTCTAATAAAGGCGCCATTTTAAAAAATACATCTTTATCCTTTGTTTTATTATTTACAATATTCTTAATTCTACAATTATATAAATTATAATCATTGTCCGAAGATTTATGAATACTAGAAATATACCATTTATGATTTAAATTAATACTATTGTAATTTGTTTCATTTAATGAAAAGAACTTTGTATAAATAGGAATATAGTTTTGTGTATTAGAGAGAAAAAGTGATTCAGGATCTTCTAAACTTTTAAAAAGTTCTACATTCTTTCGTTTTTGATAATTAACTTCAATCATTTAGTAACTTTAAATATAAATAATACTTGGTTTTAACTTATTTTTACTTCTATTATATTTTGATATTTTTACTATGCGTCTAATACATTTAAAAAAAAATTCTAAATTATAATAAAGATGACTTTAGAATTGAAAAAATTTGATATGAAGAATATTAGCTTCAAACCAAATGAAAATAAGGGGCCTGTTGTTGTTTTAATCGGAAAGAGAGATACTGGCAAATCTTTCTTGGTTAGAGATTTATTATATTATCAACAAGATATACCCATTGGAACCGTTATTTCTGGAACAGAAGAAGGCAACGGGTTTTATGAAAAAATGGTGCCGAAATTGTTTGTTCATAATGAATATAATACTGCTATTATTGAAAACATTTTAAAAAGACAGCGCACGGTATTAAAGCAAATCAAAAAGGAAATGGAAACATATAAACGCAGTACGATTGATCCTCGTGCATTCGTTATTTTAGATGATTGTTTATATGATAACACATGGGCGCGTGATAAAATGATGAGACTGTTGTTTATGAATGGGAGACATTGGAAGATAATGTTAGTGATCACAATGCAATATCCCTTAGGTATCCCTCCAACCCTAAGAACTAACATTGATTACGTCTTCATTTTGAGAGAAAATTACATTGCAAATAGAAAGCGTATTTATGAAAATTATGCTGGTATGTTCCCAACATTTGAGAGCTTTTGTCAAGTAATGGATCAATGCACAGAAAATTATGAGTGCTTGGTAATTAACAATAACTCTAAATCCAACAAATTACATGACCAAGTGTTTTGGTATAAAGCAGATAATCACGGCGACTTCAGATTAGGATCTAAAGAATTCTGGGAATTGTCTAAAGGACTGAAAGATGACGATGAAGAAGAACAATATGACCCAAATAATGCCAAGAAACGCGGTGCTGGACCTAAAATCAGTGTAAAAAAGGCAAATAAGTGGTAGAAATCTATGAAAAACAAAAATAAAAATTTTAGACATCATCAAAGCCTATGGA